GAGTGTTTTCTATGTTGGTTATAGGTTACAATAAAAAAACTTTATAAGTCGATTTTCCAATCAATTCATAAAGTCATTCATATATGATTTAACTACAAAATAATGATGAAATGTTAGAGTTCTTAACTCGATAAAGTAGGGAGTTTAGAGATGTTATCAGAGTAGGTGTGTGATTAATCGTGCTAGGCACATGTAAAGAATGTTGAGAGTTTTTAGAAATACGGACAAAAAAAGAACGGTAAAGGAGACAGCGGAAGTGACAAAAGATGAACTAAAACTTTATAGGTGGCAAAAACAATATATCGAACTTCTGAAAGACGAAATTAAAACTCTTAACAGAAAATTAACTTCAGTAAAATCTCAAAAAATTAACGATATGCCGAAATCACAATCGGGTAAAGATGTCGCTGATGCGATTATCAAGCTGATGGGAGATATTGATGACCGTAAGAATAAAATCAGAAATGCGGAACAGAAAATGCGAGACGTTGAAGATTTTATTGATGGGGTTGCTGTGATTCCGCATCGGTTGATTATGCGGTATAGGTATGTCGAGGGCTTGAAATGGGAAGAGATCGGGGCACAGATGACATACAGTGAAAGACAAATCAGAAGAATACACGATAAAATTATGAAAGATGTCCGTTAATGTCCAACAATGTCCGTTTTCTTTGTGGTATAATACAAGAGTAAAGAACCGCAAAACAGGTGAACTAGTCAAGTTAGTTCTGCGAGCGATATACAAGAATAGAGCGAAGTCGAGTTAATAGCTCGGCTTTTGTTGTGTGACAGATCAGGAGGTGAAGATATGATCCAGCTAATTAAAATAGGCGATAAAACATACCCAGTAAATTACGACAGCACACTAGCACGACGTGAAGGAATAATAGGTCAAATCGACTATACCGAGGTTCGCATAGCGGTATTACCAGACCTAGAACACCAGAAAGAGACTGAGGTATTGTGTCATGAAGCGGTGCACGGCATGCTTTACTTCATGGGCGAACACAGAAAGAATAATTGTGAAGAATCCGTTGAAAGAATAACAAGTGGGTTGTTGATGTTAATACGGGATAACCCAGGTCTGTTTTTGAGATTTGTCGGGAGTGAAAATAAAATGTGAGGTGGTGGAAGTGTGGCAAGAGTAAGCTATGTAGACTGGATAACAGACGAGGGGTTACTGCAACTGGAAGGTTGGGCTAGAGATGGATTGACTGATGAACAGATGGCACAAAACATAGGGTGTAGGAGAGAAACTCTATACGATTGGAAGAAGAAACACCCTAACATTTCTAACGCCTTAAAAAGAGGAAAAGAAGTTGTTGACCGTCAAGTTGAGAATGCTTTGTTAAAATCTGCGCTAGGCTTTCACTACGTCGAAGATAGTTTGGCGAACGATGGTCGAATCAAGCAACTTAAGAAATTCCAGCAACCAAGTACGACCGCGCAAATATTCTGGTTGAAGAACCGCAAGCCGAATGACTGGCGAGATAAACATCAAGTCGGGATGGATGTTAACGTACAAGTGGTATTCGAAGGTGAACGCGACCTTGAAGATTAAAAAAATAAATCTACCCGAAATGGTCGGCAAAGGATACGCCACATTCTGGAAATTCAAAGGTAGGTATCGCGTTGTCAAAGGTAGTCGTGCTAGCAAGAAATCAAAAACAACTGCCTTGTGGTATATCTACAACATCATGAAATATAAAGGTTCAAACTTACTAGTGGTTCGCAAGACATACAGAACATTAAAGGATAGTTGCTACACAGAGCTTAAATGGGCGATTAATCGATTAGGGGTTGATCATCTATGGGATGCCAAAGAAAGCCCATTAGAACTGACTTACCGACCAACTGGGCAGAAGATACATTTCCGCGGACTTGATGACCCTCTCAAAATAACATCAATCACTGTCGAGGGCGGAAACTTGTGCTGGATGTGGCTCGAAGAAGCATATGAATTAATGTCTGAAGCTGACTTTGATATGCTTAACGAATCAATCAGAGGTGAAGTAGTACATAATTTATTCAAACAAATCACAATAACACTAAATCCCTGGAATGAACGGCACTGGATAAAGCGTCGTTTTTTTGATACCAAAGATGAGGATATTCTTTCGATGACCACCAATTACTTGTGTAACGAATGGTTAGATGCTGCCGATTTAAAGGTGTTCGAAAGAATGGAAAAAGAAAATCCACGTCGATACCAAGTTGCCGGATTAGGAAACTGGGGAATAGTCGATGGATTGATTTTTGAGAATTGGCACGAAGAAAATTTTGAGGTCACAGACGTTCTTAAAATTAGTGGGATAAAGAGCGTGTTTGGTCTTGACTTTGGGTATACGAATGACCCGACCGCTTTATTTTGCGGACTAGTTGACCTCAAGAATAAAAAACTATGGGTACACGATGAGCTATATAAAAAAGCGATGTCAAACGAAATGATCGCCGAAGAGATCGGACGTATGGGATACCGTAAAGAGCGGATTATCGCTGATTCGGCAGAACCTAAAAGTATCGACCGCTTACGCACGTTAGGTGTAAGTAACGTTAGGGCGGCACGCAAAGGTAAAGACAGTGTCAAAAACGGCATTGATTTCTTGCAAGACTTCGAAATTATCATCCATCCGAAATGCGTTGAATTCTTAACAGAAATCAGCAACTACACGTGGGACACTGATAAGTTTGGCAAAACAATTAATAAACCGATTGATGACTTCAATCACTTGATGGATGCAATGCGATATGGGATCGAAGAACACGCTAAAGGTGCGGTATTCTCGTGGTAAAACAAAAAGGACGTGAATCTAATGCGAACATTTACATTTAACGAAGAAGATAGAAAATACATCGTTAGCGAGATTGACAAGTTCATGTCGTCTGATAAACGTAAGCAAATGCTAGACGGCGATCGGTATTTTCGCGGTGAGCATGACATACTAAAACGTGAGCGCAAGATGATAAGTAAAGACGGTACAACAATCATACTAACCAACTTGCCGAATAATAAGGTTATCGATAACCAGTACAAGAAAATGGTTAATCAAAAAACCAACTATTTACTTGGGCAACCCTTGACGATACAGACGGAAGTTGAGCAGTATTATCAAAGCCTCAAGCAACTCATCAATAAAAACTTCCTGCGACGACTTAAAAACGTTGGTCGCGACAGTCTTAATTGTGGGATAGCGTGGTTGTTTTTGCACTATGACGATTACGGAAATCTGAATTTTAGGCGACTAAAACCAGTCGAAGTGATTGCTGGCTGGAAAGATGATGAACGGACTATACTCGACTACGCCATTCGGGTTTATGAAGTGTATGAGCGCAAAGATGACAAAGAAGAACTTGTTCGTAAAGTTGAGGTTTATCACGCTGATGGGCTTGCTCGTTTTGACTACAATGATGGCAAAATGATACAGACAGAAAACAAGTCGTATTTCACAGTTATCGACAATGAAAAAGAATGGGCGTTCAATTGGTCGCGCATACCGCTGATACCGTTTAAGTTCAATTCCGAGGAAATTCCACTAATTGTTAATGTCAAGAGTTTGCAGGACGGTCTTAATTCGATTTTGTCGACATTCCAAAATAACATGGAAGAGGATGCTCGGAACACTATCCTGGTGCTCGTTAATTATGATGGTGAGAATTTAGAGGACTTTAGGAAAAATCTTGCTGCATATGGTGCAGTCAAGATTAACACGGTTGACGGCAGGGCAGGCGACGTTAGAACGTTGCAGGTCGAAGTCAACGCAGAAAACTATCAAGCGATACTACAGATATTCAAAAAGGCAATTATCGAAAATGCAATGGGATATGATGCAAAAGATGACAGGCTAAGCGGTCACGGGCAGGCGAATCAGCTCAATATCATGTCTATGTACAGTGACATCGACCTTGACGCTAACGAGATGGAAACGGAATATCAAGCATCGTTTGAGCAACTGCTATTCTTTTTTGACTTGCATCTAGCTAATACTGGAGTAGGTGATTTTGACGGTGAAGATGTTGATATAATTTTCAACCGTGACATGTTGATTTCGGAATCGAGTGTAATTGAAGACTTACGAAACTCGGTCGGCATCTTATCAACAGAGACATTAATTGCACACCATCCGTGGGTCGATGATGTGCAAAAAGAACTAGAACTACTGAAAGCCGAAAAAGCGGAATCAGAATTGTATCAGGGCACATTTGGACTGAATGATGAAACGAGCGATGATTCCTATGCTGATGAATAGGCGGTGTGTATAATGGCCAGGGATAACGATTACTGGAGTAAACGATTCGAGGCGGTCGAGAACAACATCAATCGAGCCGCAGAGGCTAGTTTTAGTCAGACAATGCAGATCCACAATACTGCTGTTCGTGAGATTGATGAAAAAATATCGCGCTGGTACAGACGCCTAGCGGCTAACAATGAAATATCAATGGCAGACGCTAGGCGGTTACTAAGAGACGATGCTCTTGCTGAATTCAAGTGGGGTGTGCAAGAGTATATCCGATTCGGGAAAGAAAATGCTGTTAATCAACAATGGATGAGACAACTCGAAAATGTATCCGCGAAACAACACATAACCGAGCTCGAAGCTCGCAAAATTGAATTACAGCAAGTAGTTGAGAAGATGCACGTCGCAAAAGCTAACACGGTTAACGCTGTAATCGAAAATCAATTCACTGAAGCACTTAATCAGTCGATGTTTGAGATGCAACGTGGGCTAAATACAGGCTTCGAGGTAAATCCGATTGATAGACGTAAACTTGAGCAGTTAATGCAAAAGCCCTGGACAACTGACAAACTGACCTTTAGCGACAGATTATGGCGTGAGAAAGAAAAAGTTATTAACGAAATCCATGATACGTTGACAAAGAATATCTTGCTTGGTAAAAACGCTGATGAAATGGTTAAAGAGCTTACCGCAAAAATTGGTAAATATCACCGCGGTAAAGCAAGCGTTCTTGAAGCAAATGTTAGGCGGATTTTAAGAACCGAATCATCGGCATTCTCGGCGATGGCACAAAAAGAAGTGTATGAGCAATTAGGTGTTGAACGTTTTAAAGTGGTAGCCACGCTTGATCTTAAAACGTCTGATATATGTCAAGACATGGATGGGCAAGTGTTCGAGGTTCGTGATTTCCAGATCGGCGTAACCGCAAACCCGTTCCATCCCAACTGTCGAACAACGACTGTTCCATATTACGATGATAATGATGGAATGCGCGCGGCACGTGACCCTGGGACGGGTAAAACGTATTATGTGCCGAACGATATGAAGTACAAAGAATGGAAAGAGACGTTTGTTGACAACCCTGAAGCTAAAAGGTATAATGTGTTCAAGAATGCTGTTCAAACTCGAATAATCAACGGTGAGTTTGCCCTAACCGTCAATAGCGTGGCGCAAAACAGACACGTGCAAGAGTCACCTAATTTCGATGCCAGCAGAGGAACATTGACAGCTGACCCGCAGGCACTAATTGACTTATATGCTGGTAAAGGCGCACCGATAAGAACTAGACGCGGAGAATGGAATCAAAGGGAACGTTTTGCACATACGGAAATTATAGGAATGTGGCGGGATAAAGCCGATAACGAGCTACCGACAAACAGAGGAATCATACACTACACGAAAACGAAAGGCGCACACATTGTGCCATCTAATCCCGAATGGAGAGATTAATATGTACAAACCGACAACTGAAGAATTTGAAGCTCTTCAAAAAATCCCCGTGCGCGTGACATGTACGGACGGAGAAGAAATTGAGGGAATAATCATCGACTGGACAAGCGCAGCTAATAACGAGCCAGACGGAGAAAGCCTAACGCTCATGACCAAAGACTGCCCTTGTTTAGAAGTTTATTTCGAGGAAATCGAAGACATCAAACTCGTGTCTAACGACTAAGATTGGTTGTCTTTTTAATATTTTGAAAAAAGTTTTAAAAAGGGTTGACTTAAGACTGTACATATGTTATCATTAATGTACAGTCATAAATAAAGGAGGTTAATATGTCGCCAAGAACAGGTAGACCAACCGATGACCCTAAAAATACAAAGGTTACAATACGAATGTCAGATGATGATGTTGAGAAGTTAGAATACTGCTCAAAAGTAGCTGGTTTGTCGAAAACTGATGTCTTAAGAAAAGGTCTGGACGAAGTCTACAAAAGTTTACAGAAATAAAAAAAGAGTAATCTGCTTTCAGTTTGGACACCGAACAGATTACCACCCCAAAATGAAGGCAAGTAAATTATACCACACTAGCCTTTGTTTTGGAATACAAAATGGAGGTTTTATTATGGAAAACTAACATCCGTCTATAAAAGTCTATAAAAGTTCAGGAATCAACAAGCAAAAGCGTTGGTATCACGGTGTTTGAGGTCTATTGTGATTCGCTAGTAAATTAATACAGCTAGTTGATTTTGTCGTTTTTAGATGTTGCTTTAACAGTTACAAGACACAAAAATGGCACAAAATTAAATCAAATTAATTGCCTCGATTAGAGGCTTGATTTCAATTTCTGTGTAGGTATCACTGGTGATGTCTTGCGATTTATGACCTACAATTTGTTTTATCCATGTATCGTTAATGTTTGCCGTTTTTAACAACGATACGCACGTGTGACGGGCATCGTGGACTTTATGTTTAAACCCTAGTTCGTCCATCAGCGGATACCAATAGTCGCGTCTAAAAATTCCACTCTTAATGTTTTTTGCGTTTCGTCCAGAAATTAGGTTTTCGTTTTCGTTCTTACCTAACCAAAACTCGAAGAACGGTACTATCTTTTCAGCAATTGGCACTACCCTAATTCCAGCAGTTGTTTTCGCATCAACCACTTTGAAGTATCGTTTGTCAAGATTAACATTTGACTTTTTTAAATCTAACATCTCTGACACTCGTAACCCCGTGTATATTATCATTAACACAACGCTTGTGTATTCACTGGCGTTGTCTTTTTTTATGTACTTCCAAATAGTTTCGATCTCATCACTAGAAAACCGTTTGCTAGGGTTCTTATTGCCTGCTTTGACATTTGATAGGTCAAGATATTGCACCTTATCCATATCTGGTGTTATGTAATTGTGAATTATCGCATAACGGAACATTGACTTCAACAGCTGCTTTAATACGCTGGCGATGTTTTCTCGCACTTCTGACGTGTCTACTAAATCTTGCAAAACACTAAGTGTTATATCCTTAATCAACATATGTTTGATACCATCGCATAGCTTATAAGCGTGGTCATATACATATTGACGGTGATCGCTCTTACTAGCACAACCGTACTTACTGTTATCATTGCGCCAAAGTAAGTATAATTGGTTAAGTGTAGTACCCACCTTTTCAATGTCTCTGATAACCGTTTCTGGTGATGTCTTTGGTGAGCGTAATGTGAACAAGTCATCTAGTGTGATGTGTTTCTTTTTATATAGCTCAAGCAATCCAAGAAATAATTCCTTGTTGCTATTGTAAGCGGTCAACGCTTGTATAGCGTGGATTTTCTTCTCGTAGCAACCCAAATTAACGTGTTGTTGTGTTGCTTTCATCGTTTCTGTGTTGATTGACCAGCCCGAGGTTGCTCTAGCTCGCCATGGCTTTCTTCGTTTCCCGCTTAATTTTGTTACTGATCCGAATCCATTCGGTAATCGCATTTTTATCATTCCTTTCGTAGCTCCCCAGCAAAATCGAAAGAGGGTAATTTGATAAAATGGCACTTGTTATTTATTTTATTGATTTAGTGTCGAAATACTGTAC